TGGTCGACCAATTTACATCGCTGCAAATCCTCAAAATAATGCAGGAGCACTTTCACCAACAAGCCTGCGCGGTAATGTTGCAGGTCTTGATCTTCGTGTATCTCGTTACATGAAGGGTTCTGGTGGAATAGGAACAGCAGATTATTCAATGGCTGTTATTAACCCAGATGCTTACACATGGTACGAGGGTGCTCGTCAGCAGCTTCGCACTAATGTTAACTCAGACGGAACAGTAGACATTCTACTATTCGGTCAGGGAGCACTTGCTACAAAGCTTGCAGCAGGCGCAAACTGGTTCAACCTAACCTGATAACTAGGTAATTAAGTCGCTCTGGGGAGTAGTAGCCCTCTACTCCCCAGAGTCTTTAGAAAGGACATCATGGCACTTACAACAGTCACAGAACTCCGAAGCACTCTTGGAGTCGGTACTTTGTACACCGATGCCATCCTTCAGGAAGTATGCGATGCTTCAGATGCAGTTTTACTTCCAATGTTATGGGCACCAAAATGGTTTACAGTTGCACATGAAAACACAGTAGGTTCAGGCACTCTATACTTTAATGACAATGTGCTTGAGACATTTTATGTAGGTCAAAGCGTAACGATTGCTAACTCAGGCAGCTTATATAACGGCACTAAAACAATTACCGCCGTTAATGGTTTTTCAATTAGCGTGAACACTACTCACGCGACTGCTCAGGGTTATCATCCGATTTATCCCTACGGATCTGTATCAATTACAAATTACACCGACTGGACAACTGACATGGCAGTCCAGCAAGCAGCTCTTATGATATCTGTTGAAATCTGGCAAGCGCGTACAGCCACCCTTTCAGGCAGTAACGCAGTCGATTTCCAGCCAAGCCCTTACCGAATGAGCGCACAGCTTCTCGCTAAGGTGCGAGGATTGATCGCTCACGCACTTGATCCGCGTTCGATGGTGGGATAATGCCCGTTGCCATCACTACCCTTCGCACCACATTAGCCACCGCCCTAGTCGATAACGCTAAGTGGCAGACCTTTGCTTTTCCACCGGCAACAGTCTTGGCTAACTCTGTAATCGTGTCACCAGATGATCCTTACCTGACACCAACCAATAATCAACACATTGGCATTAGCCCGATGGCTAACTTTAAGATTATTATGACTGTGCCTTTATTCGACAATGAAGGCAACCTAAACGGGATTGAAGATACTGTTTGTGGCGTGTTCGCAAAGCTTGCAGCATCATCTCTCGTTTATAATGTAAGTGCAATCAGTGCACCAAGTATTCTCAATGCTGCTTCGGGAGACCTTCTCAGCTGCGAGATGTCCGTATCAATCCTTACGAGTTGGAGTTAATATGTCCGAGTGGGAAAAAGAGAACGAAGCCTTCCTGATCAAGATCGGGCAGGTAGCACCAGCAGTATCAAAGCCAGCAACTACTAAGAAGGACGAGGAATAATCTCATGGCTGTATTTCTAAATAACAATGTAGGTGTGAAGATTAACACTGTCGATCTTTCAGACCATGTAACAGCAGTAACAATCAACCGCGTATTCGATGAGCTAGAAGTCACAGCAATGGGCGACACAGCACACAAGTTCGTTAAGGGCTTGGAAGCATCAACTGTTACTATCGATTTCCTAAATGACACAGCATCAGCGAATGTATTGGCAACATTACAGGCAGCGTGGGGGACAACAGTCACATGTGTATTCCTACAGACAAAGGGAACAATAGTCTCAGCGACTAACCCTCTGTACACAGTCTCATTGCTAGTCAATAACACTACAGACATCAATGGTGCTGTTGGTGACATTGGCACACAGTCAATCACATTTACTGCTAACTCAACAGTTGCAGTCGCCACAACAGGCACATTCTAAACAAACTATAAAGGGGCAAACTCATGGCAAAACTAAAGATCGTTCGTACAGACGGAAGCGTATTGGAAGGCGAGATCACTCCAGCAGTGGAGTACTCATTCGAGCAGTACGCTAAAAAGGGCTTCCATAAGGCGTTTCGCGATGAAGAAAAGCAAAGCGATGTCTATTGGTTAGCATGGGAAGTAACACGCAGGTCAGGTGAAACTGTTAAGCCTTTCGGGATGGACTTCATCGAGACACTTAAAAGTGTTGAGGTGCTTGACTCAGACCCTTTAGCTTAAAGCGCGATCTTCCATTCACCTATCTAATCGCTAGGCTAAGCATTAGATTGGGAATCGCGCCACAGCAGTTATTAGATCTAGATAAGACCATGCTCGATGCATTAGTGCAAGGGCTTAAAGATGAAGCGAAAGAGGTGAGCGATGCCAACAGAGGTAAAAGGCGCGGTAGAGCTTAGAAAAGCCCTCAGACAATTCACACCTGATCTGTCTAAAAAACTGACAAAGGAAATGTCGTTAGCAGTTAAACCAATAATAAAAACGGCTAGAGGGTACATGCCTAACGAAAACCAAGTTTTGTCAAACTGGGGAATTTCTGGCAATCAAATTAATGCTGTTTCTTCTGCTTTCAGCACTGCTAAGTTTCCTAAATATGTTCCCTCTATTGTTAAATCTAACATTGGTTTTAAGTCAAGTCCTTCTAAGGCTAATTCCAGAGGTTTTAGATCTGTAGCGCGATTATTCAATAAAACACGCGCTGGAGCTATTTATGAAATTGCTGGAACTGTAAATCCTAACAGCTTGTTTGTTAAAAACCAAGAAGCTAAAAACGCATCTCAATTAAAGGGATCACGAAATCGCAGAGGTCGCGGTCTTTATCGCGCCTACGAAGAAGACAATGGTAAAGCTCTTTCAGCTGTGTTAAAGGCTATAGACTCCGCTAAGACTAAACTTAACCAACGCGCAACAGTGAGAGGCTAATCGTGGCACAAGTAAAAATTGATATTGCTACCGAGTTCACTGGTAAAAAGGCTTTCAAGCAAGCAGAAACCTCTACAGACAAATTAACTAAAAGCACTAAGCAGCTTGCTAAAGGCTTACTGGCTGTTTATAGCGCACAAAAGATTATGGCTTTTGCCAAGTCCTCTGTTAAGGCTTTTGCAGAAGATGACAAGGCAGCAAAAGCACTAGGCACTACTCTTAAAAATCTAGGCCTTGCTTACGGATCAAACGCTGATACAGTCAATGGCTTTATCTCTCGCCTTGAAATGCAGACAGGTGTGCTCGATGATGAACTTCGTCCAGCAATGGATCGAATGCTTCGCGCTACAGGTGATGTTACTAAGTCTCAGGAATTGCTAGGACTTGCATTAGACATTTCAGCAGGTACGGGTAGAAGCCTGACACAAGTATCGCAATCTTTACAGAAAGCTTATTTAGGCCAAACTCAAGCACTTGGCCGCTTAGGTGTAGGACTCACAAAGGCAGAACTCACATCTTCTTCATTTGAGGAAATTCAAGCTCGTCTATCAACATTATTCGCAGGGCAAGCAACAGCAGCAGCCGATACCTATGCAGGTTCGCTTGCTAAATTAACTGTTGCTGGAAACAATGCTAAGGAAACCATTGGCAAGGGTCTTGTTGATGCTTTGGTGACAGCAAGTAATTCTACTTCTACAGATGATCTAATCAAGAAGATCGATAGAGTAGCGCAGTCAATTGCTAACTTTACTCGCGAAGCAGGCGAGTTTATAAAGATTACAAAGTCAATCTTTGATTTTAAGAATCTATCATTCTTTGCACCTTCTGGCGGTTTATTCGGTGATGGCAAAGGCTTTGGCAATATTTCAATGAGTGTATCTTCACAAGATACTCAACGAGCAGATGCCATTGCTAAAAAGAATGCAGCAGCACTTGCAAAATTGACAGGCGTTCAAGCGGCTAATCAAGCAAAGATTCTAAAGGACAAGCGACTACAGGCAGCAATCGACAAGGCTAACCTTGCCCTCAATAAGGGTAGCGAAATCTTTGACATGGATAAAATCCAGATTGCAGCAGCTCTTACTAATCAGGCTGAGCAATTAGGCAAGGCAACCTCTGCTGCTCAGGTTTTGCAGATTGCTAACGATACTGCTCGCCTTAATGTAAAGCGTTCAATCCTTGCCTTAGAGGATGCTATTGCATCTAAGGACACAGCTGCTATTGAAGCGGCAACTAAGAAACTCAATGCTGATCTTGGTGTACTTAATGCGCTTACTGGACAGAATACTCAGATGGCTGCTATCAAATCAATCCTTGAAAGCCTAAAGCCTAAAGAGTTAATTGATCAAAAGAACTTGGATGAGGCACTTCGTAAGATTGAAGAAATGCTAAGAAAGTTTGGCAATTTTAAGTTTAATTGGAATCAAGGCGGCGGTGGCGGCGGCGGCGGCGGTGGCGGTGGTGGCGGCGGTGGCGGCGGCGGCGGCGGTGGCGGCACAATCATTAAGACACCTAAAGGCTTGGGTTCATCGACTCCACCTAGAAGTATTGCTGAAATAAATGCGGCAACAGAAGCCCTTGGTGGCGTTGTCACAGTAATTGGCGAAAACGGCAAAGAATTCACAAAACTTGTCGATGGACTTCCTCCAGTCTTTCAATCCATGGAAGATGCAACTATGTTCAATGCCTTAGTTAATTCCTTTGCAGGGGGCAAAATTAATCCATTCAATGCAGGATCATTCCGCGCAGCTGAGGGTGGCTCAATGTTTAATTCTGGCGCGGTAGGTTCACGCGACATTAACATTACTATCCAGACAGGGGTGGGAGATCCTAACGCCATTGCGGAGGCTATCGATAATGTGCTTCGCGAGGCTCAACAAAGAGGAACACTAACTGCACTATGACATGGCTTCCAGAGTGGCGTGTAACAATAGGTGATGATGTCTATACGACTGTCACCTCTGTGTCCTTTGCCTCTGGTCGCTTAGACATTGATCGCCAACCTACAGCAGGTTACTGCCAAGTAGAAATTATCAACACAGATAACTCACCCTTTACCATCAATGTTACAGAGCCAATTACTTTAGAGCTCAAGAACTCCACTGGCACTTATGTAACTGTATTCGGCGGAGAAGTATCAGACTTTAATGTCGGGGTGCGTAGCCCAGAAGAAACTGGCTACATAACCACAGGCAAAATCCTAGGCATTGGCTCACTGGCTAAATTGACTAAGGCTGTCTATAACACAGCTCTCATAGAAGAATTAGATGGCGAGCAGATTGCAGACATCTTAGGTGCAGCCCTAAACCTTACATGGGCAGAGGTCACACCTACAGTTACATGGGATACATACCCAGCTACACAGACATGGCTAGATGCAGAATCATCTATCGGCACTATTGACACAGGCTTTTACACAATGATTGCCCTTGCAGCTAGTTCTACTGCCAAGTCACAAACCCTTGCAGATCAAATTGCTAACAGCGCACTCGGTCAGCTCTACGAGGAAAAGGACGGGGATGTCTCATATGATGATGCCGATCACAGATCTAACTACCTCGCAGCTAATGGCTTTACTAACCTCGATGGCGCATATGCAACACCAAGCTCTATCACCTCAACAACTCAGGTTGCTCGTATCCGTAACAGCCTTATCTATAAATACGCCACAGGATACGCCTCAACCTACAGCACCTCTGACACAGACTCTATAGCCTCTTACGGGCTGTTTGAGCGGTCAGTCGAATCTAACATCAAGAACCTTGCAGACATCACCGACATCGCCTCTAGAGAGCTTAAATTGCGTGCAACACCTAGAGCATCATTAGGTGCTATTCGCTTTCGTCTAGATAATCCAGATATGCCAAGTGCAATGCTTGACAGCCTTATCGGGGTCTTTTTTGGTCAGCCTGTGCTTATTAACAATCTGCCTAGCAATTTACTCGGTGGGATCTTTGACGGCTTTGTCGAAAATGTGGCACTTAACGCCACGCCTACATATGTGGACATAACTCTCTATGTTTCAGCAACAGACTTCTCACTCAGTACGACACAATGGGAAACAGTATTGCCAGCCACCTTAGCGTGGACTGGTGTAAATGGTACACTTACATGGACAAATGCGACAGGAGCACTAACTTAAATGGCACTTTCACCCAATTATGGCTGGTCAGAGCCAGATAACTCAAGCCTTGTAAAAAATGGCGCAGCAGACATTCGCACATTAGGCGATGCTATTGACACATCACTCTGGAATGCAGGATTTGGTCAGGCTGGTAAGAACAAACTTATCAATGGTGACTTCGGTATTTGGCAGCGTGGCACGTCATTTAGTGGAACAAATCAACTTGTCTATACGGCAGATCGTTGGCTGTTAAATGACTTTGGTGGTCAGGTCTCAAATGTAGTTCGCACAGCTTTTACTGCTGGAGCTGCACCAGTTGCAGGATACGAAAGCCAATACCATGCAACATGGTCAAGGGCAGGAGCAGGAACAGCAACAAGTTATTTTCAACAAAAAATTGAAGATGTCAGAACATTTGCTGGGCAGACAGTTACCTTTTCTTTTTGGGCTAAGGCTGCTGCAACAGAAAGTGTAGATTTCTACATTGATCAGAACTTTGGTTCAGGCGGTTCGGCAACTGTTGGAAGTTCTTCTGCTACTTTTACGCTAACTACTAGCTGGGTTAGATACACAGCAACAATAAACCTTGCATCAATTAGCGGTAAAACAGTCGGAACAAGCAGTTTTCTTGCACCGACATTTCAAGTACAAACTTCTCAAGGTGCTTTCACCATTGACATTTGGGGCGTGCAGTTAGAGTATGGCTCAAAGGCAACTCCATTTGAGACTGCAACAGGAACACTTCAAGGAGAATTAGCCGCTTGTCAAAGGTATTACTACCGACAAGCAGGTGGCAGTCCTGCTTCACCTTATGCCGCTGGATATGCAGATTCCACGACTAGAGCCGTTTTTCCGTTTCGTTTGCCAGTAACAATGAGAATTGAACCAAATGTTATTGAGTTTTCTGCCGTTGGCATTAACTTCTATGGTGCAGGTCAAATAGCAGTTACTTCAGTAACTTTAGATTCAACTCACGCTGGCCCCGATGTTGTGCTTTTGATCGCGGCAGTATCATCAGGTCTAACACAATATCGGCCTTATGATTTATCAAATAATAATAATGGTGCTGGCTATATCGGATTAAGTGCGGAGTTGTAAAATGGAAAATGTTACTTTTATTGAATTGCCAAACTCAGTCAATGAATTGGTGGAATACGCAATAATTGATCGAGGCAACGGGGAATACACCTCAATGCTGAAATCAACCTACGAAGCGCAGCAAGCGGAACAATCCACACCGAGTTTGACCGATGAAGCCGCAACTAAGTAAGGCTGCTAAACAGTTTCGGGAACAGTTTGATGACACCTTCCCAGATAGAGATCGGCTTTCGGATGGGTGGATCGGTGATACCCGACACTCTGCTCGCAAGTCTGATCATAATCCAGATGAGCAAGGGTGGGTTCGTGCCATTGACATCGACCGCGACTTACACAAAGGCGGAAAGCCAGATCTTATGCCAGACATTGTCGATCAGGTTCGTCTTGCTTGCAAGTCTAAGTCAGAGAAACGAATCAGTTACATCATATTTGATGGGCGTATCTGCTCCAGCATCCTTAACTGGAAGTGGCGCAAGTACACAGGATCTAACAAACACATTAAACACGCGCACTTCAGCTTTAAGAAAGAAGCTGACGATGCTGGGGCTTTTTTTCAAGTACCTATGTTAGGAGCAAAAGAATGAATGAACTAAAGACAGCAGCAGGATCTTGGGCAAGAGCCTTCTTAGTAGCAGCAATCTCGATGTATGCAGCAGGGGTCACAGATCCACAGGCTCTTATCGCAGCTGGTATTGCTTCCATCCTTCCACCTGTACTGCGCTATCTTTCACCTAATGATCCTTCTATGGGCATTAAGAAGTGACACAGTCCGACTTTTTCACGCTTTACTTAGCCACCATCGCAGCACTTGGCGGCTTGTCTGGCTATGTAATCACACACCTGTTGTCTGAAATTAAAAGACTCAACTCGCGTGTCGATGAGATCTATAACATTTTGCTTGACAGGTAACATAGTGCTATGGCTAGAAAAGCAACTAAAGCTCTAGAGGAACAAGGTTACTCAAAGCTTGATGCTTATTGCATTGGGCTTTATGAGTACTTCTGCTCTCTAAAGCGAGCAGGGTTTCCAGAGGACATCGCCATGTTCATGATCACAGAGCCACAGGCTTACCCACATTGGATCTTGCCTGATGGGATACCGCCAGAGAAGTTAGGCGATTACATAGATGAGGATGACGATTAAGCGAATCGTGGTCGTATCGGATCTTCAAGTTCCGTATCATGACAGGGTTGCAACCCGTAACCTTGCAAGTTTTATTACCAAGTTTAAGCCAGACCAAGTAGTGACCATTGGTGATGAGATCGATCTTCCACAGATAAGCAAGTGGGAAGAAGGGCGCATGGGCAGTTATGCGCAGACCCTAGACGATGACCGCAATGAAGCTGTGCAGTTGCTCTGGGAGTTAGGCGTTACAGATTGCATCCGTAGCAATCACACAGATCGCCTGTATAACATCATCATGGCTAAAGTGCCTGCATTCGGAGCATTGCCAGAGCTGCGCTTTGAGAAGTTTATGAAGTTTGATGAGTTAGGCATAACCTTCCATAAGAACCCAATGCCTATTGCACCTAACTGGATTGCTGTTCATGGTGACCACACACCAATGAAGCCACAGGGGGGCTTATCAGCCCTTGAAGCAGCCCGTAGGCATGGCAAGAATGTCATCTCAGGTCATACCCACAGAGCAGGGCGTTCGGCCTTCTCAGAGGCTTCTGGGGGTCGCATAGGGCGTGTCTTGCATGGTGTCGAGGTAGGCAATCTCATGGACTTTAAGCAAGCTGCTTACACTAAAGGTGTGGCTAACTGGCAACAGGCATTCGCCATCATCTATGTGAACAAGGCTAAGGTGCAGGTCGATCTTATTAACATCGAGAAGGACGGCACATTCATTGTGGCTGGAAAGTCCTACGGCAGACCTAGATAATCGTTATCGTTTCGTTACACAAATGTCCGTGACTTTGTCGGATGTGCATGAGACTCTAATTTAGTAAGCAACCAAGGGCGTTGCTTGCAGTTAGGTAGAAGAATGAACTCCATAACAATTATTGGAATCATTGGCTTATTTCTAGCCACTAATTTCATCTGGTACTGGCAAGGCTACAAAGATGGTAGGCGTGAAGGCTGGCACAAAGGTCGCAGCTTAGCCCGTTCGTTGGCAGATCATGCGAGCTAATGAAATCCTACTCACAGCCACCGACACGATCCGTGATCGTGGGCTCTCATATGGTCACCCTGCGGATAACTTGCAACACACAGCAATGCTGCTCTCAGCATACTTACAAACACCAATACACGACTATCAGGTGGCAGGGATCATGGTGCTCGTTAAACTTGCAAGGACTAATCAGTCAGCCCAACACATCGACAACTGGGTCGATTTATGCAGCTATGGAGCAATCGCAGGGCAACTAGCCACAGAGGAAAACGATCTTTATGTTTAATTTAGCCGATTACGAGACAGTCGAGGTGAGACTTGAAAAGTTTATTAAGGACTATCCAGATTTTCGCATATCAACTGAATTGGAAGTGGTCGAGGCTACTCGATACATTGTTAAGGCGTATTTATATAAAGATGCTAGCGATGGCGTTGCGTGGGCAACGGGATACGCTGAGGAAACAGTTACTAGCCGAGGGGTTAATCAGACTTCAGCATTGGAGAATTGCGAGACTTCAGCGATCGGCAGAGCACTTGCAAATGCAGGTTATGCGCCTAAAGGAAAAAGACCAAGCCGAGAGGAAATGAGCAAGGTCGTAGCTGCTAAGCCAGTTAAACCGCCTGTTCAGGAAGTCAAGGCAGATAATCAGGATTACTGGACTACGCCTGTTAATGAATATAACAAAGTAGTCGATGCGCCTGTCACACTTGACAAGGCGATGGATCTTGTGCAGGACATATTAGGCACAGGTGAAGCTGTTGAAGCACCAAGCTGCGAGCATGGACATATGCAATGGCGTGAAGGCGAGAAGAATGGCAAGGCGTGGGGTGGCTACTTCTGCAATACAGCAATTTCATCAGCTCATCGATGCCCTACCAAGTGGTTTAACCTTGGATCAGATGGAAAGTTTCATCCACAGAAGGCGAGAGTGTAATGGGTAACATCGGAATCAAGATCAATGGTGAGTGGGTTGATCTTATGTCAGCCTTCGTGCCATGCCAGTTATGCAATGAGCCAGTGCAGATTAAGAACTTGGTTGATCTATCTCAAGATGCAGTCAATGGCACAGTGTCATGGCAATGCTTGAAATGCAGTGCAGTTAATGGATGACTCAGAGAAGCTGCTAGTGTTCCTAGTACTGTTTCTATTTATTGGTGGCGTTGCTATGGGCTACATGGCGCATGGCTAGTCAAGCAAGGAAACACAGAGGTTTCCGCACAGAGCGTGTTGTCGCACAGTACCTATCGACTGTCTGGCAAGGCGCATGTGTGGGAAGGGGTAGTGGCAAGGATATTGTTAATGTGCCATTCGATGTTGAAGTCAAAGCCCGCGCTGGATTTCAACCGAAAGCATATTTAGCACAGCTGAAAAGTCGCACAGCCATTTCGGGGGAATTAGGCTTTGGGGTTATCAGACTCAATGGACAGGGTGAAGATGCGCGTGACTATGCCGCGATAATTCGACTTGAGGATCTCTTGCCACTACTCATATTAAGATATGGTCACCTAGACAAAGAACCTACTGAGGCAGACATAGACCGATGCTCTGGATGTGGGTCATACATGATAAGGAAGTGCCTAACTTGCCAACCTATGATTACAAATGCAGCCGATGCAATCTCAATCAAGAGGTTAGCCACGGATGGCACAATCGACCAGTAGTGCTATGCAATTATTGTAATGAGCCAATGGTCAAAGTAATCGGGGCAGCAGCTACACACTTTAAGGGTAAAGGCTTCTACAGTACGGATAAATAGTTATCCACAGAAGTTATCCACAGGAGGTTATCTTGAAACGAAACACCGCTCTGAGCAGGACTTTTACAAATGAATTTGACATCGATGGTACGCTAACACAGCAGAGCCTCTCAAAGGCTCACCGCGACCCGCTGAGGCGGGTAGGTCGCGGGGTGCTAGTAGCTATTGGGATATCTCTATGCATTATGCCTAATGCAGGTGGCTCTAAACCAATGCAATATGTAAGCTACAAAGAATATGCTTTACATCTATTACATTATGATTATAAGCAGTATTCATGTCTATCTAAGTTATATGGCAAAGAATCAGCATGGAATCCTAAAGCTCGTAATGGCTCACACTATGGAATACCACAAGGTAGAAGTGTGTGGCTAAAAGACCAAGACGGGTACTCTCAGGTACGATGGGGGCTCTCATATATAGAGCACAGATACTCTAATCCATGCAATGCTTATGATCATTGGAAGGCAAAGAATTGGCATTAGATAAGTTAAACAGCAGACGCTATCGTGAACAGCGTGAGCGTGTGTTCAAGCGTGATGGTCGCTTCTGTCAGATATGTGGCACAGATGAGGGTGAGATGCACATCGACCATGTAATCAGTCGGAAGTCTGGGGGCGATCACAGCTTAGAGAACCTGAGAGTCCTCTGTAAGTCGTGCAACCTACGCAAGGGCGCGCTCAATGATGGGGTTTTTTTAGCACGGATGGCTAC